TTAAATAAAAGGTAATATTATGGCTACAACAGAAACAAGAAGCGAGCAATCAGGGCAATTTGTCTTTAATGCAAATATCGCAAGCAACACCACAACCGCTGGCACAATTATTGATACCGCTGATTTTGATGGTGGTCTTACGTTTCAGATGTTTATTTCTGCTTTTACGAATGGGTCTTATCTCCCACTTATTGAAGAAAGCGATGACTCTGGCATGTCAGGGGCAGTTGCTATTTCTGATGATAAATTAATTGGCACTGAGGTTGGTGCAACCTTAGCTGCCTTGACTGCTGATACAGAAGTTGTCAAATCAATTGGTGTTTTTAGTAATCTAAGATTTATTAGGCTGAGTTTTGTGTCAAGTGGCTCATCGGGTGCAGGGGCAGATGTTCATGCACTTATAATTAAGAAGGCTGAAATATCACCAGCAGAAGGATTATCTGCTTAATTTATTGACATTATTAAAAGGGAAGGCTAACCTTCCTTTTTAAATCAAAAAAGGATTTATCATGCTAATTAAAATTATAAAAACAAAAGCATTAAAAATGTCTTTTAACAATGCTCGCATGTTTCAAACAGGTGAAGTCGTGGATACGGCAACATTGCCTCAAGGAAAAGGACAAAGATTGTTAGAACTAGGTATTGGCGAAGAGGCTGAATATGGCACTAAACTTGTATCTGCTCAAGATATTCTTGAGGCTAAAGCCAAAGAAAAAGAAGAAAAGAAAAAAGCTGATTTAAAAGAAAAGAAAAAAGCTGATTTAAAAGAAAAGAAAAAAGCTGATTTAGAAGAAAAAGCTAAAAGCCTTAATCCTGCTACAGAAAATAAAGCAATTAACCCTGTTGTGGAAGATAAATAATAGGGGATATATGCCTCATCATCATAATTGCACATATGAATATAAGCTAATAACTCCGCCAGCCTCTGCCCCTATTACAGTAGACGCAGTCAAGGAGAATCTTAGAATCGATGCGAGCGATACAAGTCAAGATGCCTTTATAGACAGGCTTATTGATGCGGCTACAGGGATTGCAGAGCAATTTTTAAATAGGCAATTAGTTACGCAGTCGTGGGTACTTTTTCTTGCTGATTTCCACCACCACCATCATCATCATCATCATAGCAATCACCATGGAATTGAGTTAAGAAAGCGACCATTTGCATCCCTCACTAAAGTTGAGTATTATCCAACCACTTGGAATAAAACCGATGCACGTACCAATTTTGATACTAATCAATTTTTTATCCCAGAAGCCACGCAGGGAAGGGACGTGCGAATTGTTTTATTTGAGGACGAGTCGTTTCCTGATACTTTCAATGTCTCTCAGGCTGTAAGCGTGGAATTTGTAGCAGGGCAAGCGGTAGCCGATATAAGCGAAGATATAAAACAAGCGTTACACCTTATAACAGCATTCCTATTTGAGAATCCCGGCGACTGCTGCGATGATTGCAGCTGTTCAATACCGGCAAAAACATTGCTACAACAACATAGAATATTTGCGAGTTGTTGATAATAATCCCCACAATATCCTTCACAGTTCATTATCTCATTTTTCACAAAACGAAAAGCAGCACACCGATAATCCAAAAGTGAAACATTGATTTGAGTTATAACTCATTATAAGTAAGCAAATATTCATTTAATAGTTGACATCCTAAAATAATACTGTATTATATAGTTATTAGCAGACGCAACCGCAGTTACAGGTTAATCCGCTTACTGATGCTTAACCAAGTTAGTAAATTAAAACACAAATGTTAACACTAATTGGAAATAGACAATGACTGATTTGATTGAAGCTATAATGCGTGAGAAAACCGATCTTGAAAAGAAAATGACAGCTGCTGCGGACAATATACAAATAGCAGCAATGGGATTTAGTGAATATTTAAACAATGAGTATAAAGAAAAGTTGAAACAGGCAGCTATAGAATACAGTAAGGCTTATGATGCTGTCCAATTGATAAAAGTAAAATAATATTTTGGTTTATGTGAGGGGCATAATTATTATTGCAAGAATCCCTCCGCCGCACGACCAGTTACAGTAATCGCTTTGCACCGACAATTTACAGTTTCTTTTGCTGGAGCTCCTAAGCTGCTGTCGCTAGGTCGGTTTAATCTGAAGCCTCCAACTATAAAAGGTGTGCCTATGGCAACTCTTTGACGATCTGCACGTACATGCGTTGATCTTACTTTATTATCACGCACAGTTACCCATTCCTTTTGCAATACAGCCACAGCAATACCTGCGGCTATAGCCTCACCCCTATTATTAGGGGCTGCAATAACTTCCGCCTCAGTAGTCATAGCAAAGTTACTACTATTATTAGATTCAGTAATTGCAATAACTTTTGATCTGCCCTTCGATGACAAAGCAGTGGCTATTTTCATTTGCTTGGCGAATTCACGATCTTTTATTGCTTGTGTTACAGTTTGGTTGGTATCAATAAGAAATTGCATTTGCTGCCGCTGTATTGACTGGGGCAACAATCTTATCGCTTCTAACTGCCCCTGCTGATCTTCTAGTGTAATCAGCAACAATACCGCAAATAAAGCCTTATTAATATTTCTCTCAACTACCTCCTGCTGAGTATTCATTATCACAGCGGCTTGATCTTCGCTGTGATTTGCCGTATATAAAATAGCCTCTGCATTGAAGTCACTATTAATATCTTTTCTGATAGGGATATTAAATTGTTCTCTTATACCAAAGCCGAATTTATTTATGACTTTTCTGTAATGACTACGTAGAATTGTAGTCATATCAGATTCATAATTATCGGTATTAATAATCCTACGATCTTTGATGTAAAGAGCCGCCGCATCCTTGCCTATAACACGCAATAACGTCTTTATGACAGGTTGTACTTGTTTTTCAAGTTTGATTTGTTTCCTGACAAGTTGGTCTCTAAATTGCGGTATTAGGTTGGTATTTGTTACAATCATACATCATATATATTAATGCTTCATATATTTTAATGCTTCATTCTGGCAATCATCGCTTACCTTAAACAGCTTTTTATACTCATCATATAAATATTCTACATTGCCATCATTATTTTTTACAGCACTAAAATAGTTAGAAAAAGCAATGCAATAATCAATATTTGCGGAATTGGCTTTTTCTATTAAATTTCCTAGTTCTTCATCCATCAAATAAGTCCTCCCCAGTCATGCACTCATATTCTTTTATGAGTTCACACATTTCAACATCTTGACAAACAAAATGACGACAACGTAGTTCCTCAAAGAAACATTTAATTAACCTGTGTGCTAGTTCCTCCCTTTCTGTCATATTATTCCTCATCCGCAATCGGCGTTTCATCATCCTCAGCAAGTCCCTCCCCGGCTATAGCAACGCCTGCCGCTGTAACGATAACATCGCCCCCCGGTGTATCTTCTTTGTTCTGCAGTTCTCTTTTTTCATTTATTTTCAATACTGGGTTTTCATTTATTGATTTTATGCGTTCAATTCTTTTGAGCGTCAAAGCATCCACATTTTCCAAGTCAACTTTAAATTCAAGATTTTCTTGTCCTCTATTTATTAGTAGAAAGGTCGTTAGTGAACTTAAAATCTCATCCATAAAAGGAATAACTCTATTTTCGTAAAATTCCTGCCGTGCCTCCCTTTTATTATTCATTGTTGCGCCTTGCGGAACTTTCAATTGGATCGGTATGCCCAAATCTTTATATATCATTTCCTCCGCATGAGTCATTATACTTTCAAAATCCATATCTTTGGGACTTAATCCCATTTGCTCCCATGTTATTCCGCCTTCAAGTAACATGGGACGTCCTGCATTTTCTGAGCCTTGATATTGTGTTTCAACTTGATTTTGAAGTCTGCTAAATTGCTCGTCCGTTAAAGTTTCAGATGCATTTGGGTCTCTAGGGCGGAAGACCATCGCTCCGCTCGGTCTTGCTCCATTTTTCAGCAAGCCTGTATTATGTTGAGTTGCCATGTCATAAAGATTAATAGTAGCAGTTAGAGGTACAATCTCACTCATGCCTGTTGGGTCTTGATTTGTAGCTACTGGATTGAAATTTTTTTCATGTAACAATTCTGAAAAATTAGGAATACGTATGTTAAAAATCCTTCCAGTTTTTGGCTCTTTTTTAAATATTTCAATCGCAATTTGTCCTGAAT